CTTCTTGATCTGCTTGCGCTTGGCGCGCAGCAGCATCGCCAGCCTGCGGCCTTCGCCAGCGGTGACGAGGTAATGGCCGGTCGGCGTCCCGTCCTCCCTGACCTCAGGCTCCACGACAAGGTTCTGAATCAGCCCCTTATGCTGGATCGAAGCGGCCAGCGCCTCGATGGCGGCTTCCCCATGCGACACCTTGCGGGCATTGCGCGGGGACTTCTTGAGCTTGGCGAGCGGCACGAAAATCTCGACGCCCGACACAGGCTCGGCGGCTACGGTTTCGGTAACAGCGTTCATCACACTTCTCCTTCAAACCGCACTCACCCCGGAATGGGGTGGGCGGCGAAGTAGCGGACCGGCAGGCCCGCCGGCTGAGCCGGGCAGCACCCGCAGGGCCGAAACGCAGAGGAGGTAAGCGCGGCTTGCCGCGCGTTGCGGCCCGGCGCGGCGGGCCTAAAGGGAAGCGTCGCCCACCCCACCGACGGGGAGAGCTACAAAACGACGCGATCGGGCCAGCGAACGCCCTGGCCCGATCTCCGCAGTTAAGGGAAAACGCAAATCCGCGGGCGCGGATTTACTACCCGACGTGACACGTCGGGCGGGGCGTTGCGGGGTGTCCCCGCAGAAGGGGTAGCGGGAGACGGGTCGGCTCCCGCTCAGGGGAAGGCTTTCCCCAGGAGCATCGACTCTCGGCGGCGAAACATAGCTGCCTCATGAGCCATCTGAGCAATTACGCATGCAATTCGACGCTCAGGAGTTCCGAACCCGTGGACACCAGGTGGACACCAGCGGGCATGCGTCGGCGCTCCCCGAGATGGGAGGCCTTGCAACATATTGATATAAGGAAGAAAACTGGAGCGGGCGAAGGGATTCGAACCCTCGACCCCAACCTTGGCAAGGACTCCGAACATAAGGAAAAACAACGGCTTAGCCGTGCAAAAGCTGGCAAATCTGGCACGCAAAACTAAGGCTTTTGCATATGTTGCGTGCGAGTTGCGTGTTAGCAGCCGAAACGGAAAACGCTGCCCCGGATGGTCCCCGGAGCAGCGATTCCACATTTCTACCGTCCAACCCGAGCAATGCCCAATCCCCGGATCAGCAGGTATCTGAATACCACAACGCCACAAAAGCGGCAAGCCCGCTGGACCGGGAGATCACTGTTACCCGGTTCAACGATGCCGGGGCTAGGCAGGCTTTTCCGCACCTAGTTCCGCTCCGGGGTCTAGCCCCGAAGATTGAAGCCCGGCGCGCTGATCGGAAGGACCGGCTGCCTTGGCTCAAGCTGGCAACCTTCGGGAACCAGCCTAGCCGCAAGGGATCGCTCCGGTATAACGCCAATGTCGTCTCTATCGACGGAATCGAGGGAGATCATGACGCGGGGACGCTGACGCCTGCTGAGGCTGCCCAGCGGCTCCAGCAGGCGGGCGTGGCGGCCCTGATCTATACCAGCCCGTCCCATACGCCTGAGCGGCCCCGATGGCGCGTCCTAGCCCCATTGTCGCGGTCGATGCCCCCCGATGATCGCGAATGGCTCTGCGCTCGTTTGCAGGGCGTCCTTGGCGGAACGCTGGCACGGGAATCGTTCGCCCTGTCTCAGGGCTATTACTACGGCGGCGTCAAAGGTGGCGCGGTCCCTGAGACGTTGCTGATCGACGGCGGTTATATCGACGCGCTGGAAGGTCTGGACGCGGGTGCCCTCGACAAGGCGGGCAAGCCCTATGCGCGCATCGACCCGGACGACTTAATGTATGTGCCGCCGGAGTTGCTGGAGCCGGTCGATGATGACGACGACGATCCGTTTGACGGCATCTCCCGGAAGCCGAACGTCGATAAGATCAGTGGCGCCCTGAACGCAATACCGGCCAAGGCCCGCGACGACCGGGAAGCCTGCTGGCGACCTATAGGCATGGCATTGCACCACGAGTTTGGCGGGAGTGAATCCGGCTTCGCGCTCTGGGATGAATGGAGCAAGCCCAGCCCGGAATATAATGCCCGCGATCAGCGGCGCGTCTGGGAATCCTTTGGCGGCCATAGCGGACGGGCAACGGGCATCGGGACGCTCTATGCCATGGCGAAGGAGCATGGCTGGTCCGCCAAAGCAGTGGCACCACGGGAGCCATCCCGCCTCCAGCTATACACGCCCGCTGAGTGCATGGACGCCCCGGCGCGCGGCTATGTCATCAAACGGCTGCTGGCACCCGGCGATGTCGCTTGCGTGTTCGGCGCTCCGGGTGGCGGCAAGTCCACGCTGGCCCCGTATCTGGGCTATCAGGTGGCGCGCGGCGAACATGCGTTCGGGCTGCGGACGAAGGCGGGCACGGTCCTGTATGTCGCGGCGGAGGACGCCCACGGCATGAAGAATCGGGTGAAGGCGCTCCGGCTGCAATTGGGTGATGCTGACCGCTTCTATGTGGTCGATGGCGTATCCGATCTGCTGGACGCGGAAAGCCCGGACCTTGCCGCCCTCCGGTCTATCGTGGACGACAAACGGCCATCGCTGATTTTCATCGACACGCTCGCCATGAGCTTCCGCGATCTGGAGGAGAACGACGCGGCGTCCATGAACAAGGTTGTCGCCATCGCCCGGTCACTAACCGAGCAAGGCGCGGCTGTCGTGCTGATCCACCATGGCACCAAGGCGGAGGGATCGACGCCACGCGGGCATAGCGTGCTGAACGGCGCGCTTGATGTCGCGGTCCAGCTTCTCCCGCCTGATAGCGACGGCATCATTCGTGGACGCCTGACCAAGAATCGCAATGGCCCGTGCGACCTCGACATAGCGTTCCGGGTCGCATCGGAGGAACTGGGCAGGGACGAAGATGGCGACCCGATAACGGCTGCGATTGTGGACGTGCTGCCCGCCGGGTCAGTGCCACGTGGGAAGCCTTTGCCCGCTGCCCAACGCGCGGCCCTCGTCATCCTGAAAGAGCTAGAGGCCGATGGCCCTGTGACGGAGGAGGCATGGCGGGATGCCTGCATAGACTCCCGGCGCGTGTCTCAGTCGGAGGAGCGGGACAACCGGAAGCGGACGTTCAATATCGCCCGGAGCAAGCTGCATAATGCGGGCCTCGTGACGCTCGACAACGGACAGGCCGCAATCGCCCGCGTGGACATGGAATGGCCGGATGACGCGGAGGACGAACAATGAGCCGGGAACGACCGGGAACGGGCGGGAATTTCCCGGGAAATCCCGATGAGCATAGCGGCGGTGTGCCGGGAAGGAACGGGAATCGCCCCTTTAGGGGCGTTCCCGGATTCCCGCCCCCGAGGCTGACCGCCGATCCGACATCCTCAGAGTCTGAATCAATGGGTCCCTCCTACCGGGGGGCCGTTGGGGGGACGTTGAGCCGCAGCATTTCGATCAGGGCGGAAAAATGAATCTAGATTCCGACGATAACCGCATGGTGCGGGCAAAGGTGCTGACCGAGTTCCTTGGCGTGAGCGACCGCACGATCCGGGGCTATGCCGACGACGGCATTATCCAGCGTGGAGGAAATGGGGTCTATCCGCTCCGGGATTCAGTTCGCGCCGTCGCCAACTATCTCCGGGACATCGCGACCCGCCGGACTGGCACTGGCACGGCCTCCACGCTGACCGCTCAGCGCGAACGCATTGCGCGAGAGCAAGCCGACAAACTGGAGATGCAGAACGCTGCTGCCCGGCGGGAAATGCTGCCCGCCAAGGCCGTCGCGGATGAATGGGCATCCATCCTCCGCATGGTGCGGTCCCGGATGCTGGCAAGCCCGGCCCGAATTCAGCAGAAACTCAGCCACCTCTCTGCACATGACCTTGACGTGATCGACCGGGAAATCCGGGACGCGCTGGAGGAGCTTTCAAACAATGGGCTATGAATCGGGAGTCTTCGCCGTGCGGTCACAAGCTCTGCTGGCGCTGAGACCGCCGCCGCGCCTCCCGCTCAGTCAGTGGATCGAATCGACGCTCCGGCTCCCGGATGACGTGTCGGCGCTGCCCGGCCCCGTGCGGCTGTGGTCGTTCCAGCGCGATATTGCTGACGCAATGTCAGACCCGGAGCTTGAGCGCGTGACTCTGGTCAAGTCGGTTCGCGTCGGGCTGTCCACTTTGCTCACCGCGACCGTGGGCAGCTTCGCGGCGAATGAGCCATCGCCAATCTTGCTCCTATTGCCGACTGAGGCGGATTGCCGGGACGTAATGGTGTCGGACATCGAGCCTATCTTTGGAGCTACGCCCGCGCTGGCTGGTCTACTGAGCGACGATAGCGGCGAGTCCGGGCGCAACACGCTGCTGTCCCGGCGCTTCCCCGGTGGATCGCTCAAGGTCATTGCGGCGAAGGCTCCCCGCAACCTCCGGCGCCACAATGCCCGCGTCCTGCTGATCGACGAAGCGGACGGCATGGAACCGGGGCCGGAGGGAAGCCCGGTTCTGTTGGCCGAACGCCGGACTCTGTCGTTCGCCAACAGAAAAATAGTAATGGGCAGCACGCCAACGCTGGAGGCGACCAGCAATGTCCTTCGCGCCTATGCCCAGTCCGACCAGCGCGTCTTTGAGGTCCCCTGCCCGGAGTGCTGCACCTTCACCGAAATCCAGTGGAGCCATATCGAATGGCAGCCGGACCAGCCGGAGACAGCGGCGTTCCGTTGCCCGACCTGCGAGGAAATCATTTCCGAACGGAACAAGGCTGCGATGATCGAAGCGGGCCGCTGGCGAGCGACTCGCCCGGAAGTGAAAGGCCATGCCGGATTTCGCATCAACGCGCTGGTGAGCCCTCATGCGAACGCGGCATGGGGCAAGCTCGCCGCTGAGTTCCTTGCCAGCAAGGACGACCCGGACACGTTGATGACGTTCGTCAACACTATCCTCGCTCAGGGGTGGAAGGACGCCGCCGACGAACTGGAGGAAGGCGAGCTTGCTGAACGTGCGGAAGACTGGGGGCTGGACGCTATCCCGCCGGAGGTGCTGTTCGTCACGGCTGGCGTTGACGTGCAAGATGATCGCCTTGAGGTAACTCTGATCGGCTGGAGCCGGGACGCCTCATTGATCCTTGGGCATGTGATTATATGGGGCTCGCCCGGCGATGACTCGACATGGGCCGAATTGGACGACTTGCTGCGGACCACATGGCCGCACCCGCGCGGCGGAACGCTCCGCCTGGACGCCGCTGTCATTGATAGCGGTGATGGGGGATGGACGGAGAGAGTCTATTCCTTTTGCAGACCGCGTTTCGGTCGCAAGGTCATGGCCGGAAAGGGCGTTGCGGGCACCCGGCCACCTATCGCCCTATCTCAGAGCAAGGGCGTCAAACTGTTCCTGATCGGCGTGGATGGGCTCAAATCGCAAATCCTCACGCGGTTGTCGCGGGGCCGCACAATCAGGTTCAGCGACCGACTGGAGACGGCATGGTATGAGCAACTGGCATCGGAGCGCCGCGTGGTCCGCTATGTACGAGGTCAGCCCGTCCGCCGGTTTGAGCGCAAGCCGGGCATGAGGGCGGAAGCATTGGATTGCATGGTCTATGCGTTCGCCGCCCGGCATCTCGTGACCGCTAGTCAGGACCGGCGGGAGGAGGAGCTATCGACGCAAGCGGCGCTCCCGCCCACCATGTCGCCGGTCATTCGCTCGAAATGGTTGAGGCGATAAGCTAGAACTGCATTACAGCGGATTCGGGGGGATTAATGGACACTCGACGCGAGCTAAATATTGCGGGCACAACTCATGCGGCTGCGATGCGCGCCATGGGTCCGTTTTTCCTTGAGGAACTAAAACAGGATGCTGAGGCCGTCGATTGCCCCCCTGCTGTAAAGAGGGATTGGTTCATCATTGCAGATTGGCTCGGTCACTCCGGTGGAGAGTTGGAAGAAACTCAGCGGATCAAAATTGCACAAGCGTGGTCCGCTTATATGGCAATTGGTGTTGGGCCGTCTGCGAAATTGCAACCAATATTTAGCGAAGTCTCTAGCGAATTGAAGAGAGGCTCCAAATTAGATCGTCCCCCAACGGACGTAATGAACGTTTTTGATCGCCTATTGGCATCCGACGCCGAAATTAAAGCGAAACGAGACGCCGATATTGCCAATGAAAAATTACGACTGCAGAAAGCTATGCAGGGCAATCCACGCAAAACTACCGGAAATATATCGGGACGATACAACAGAATAAAATACAGAAAGCTAATATTTGTTTCGATTGTCTGGATCGCCATTGTTTTTTTATATGCTTGGCTTTTCGATCCGTTCGATATCGGCGGGTGGGATCAGTTGGACGATGCAGAAATGAATCGGCTATTCGTAATTTCTCTGCTGCCCCCCATCGCGTATGCGGTATTCTCCGCTTATCAGAAGTGGGTTAGGTAAGCATCGCTCGACCATCATGCCCGTGCCTTAAGATCAATACGGTGCGCCAATCTGTCGGCGACGGTGCAAATCCAACTCGGTGACTTTCTGACGCTCGCTCAGCAGGGATAGCAGTTCATCCTCCCAAGCACCGCTGCGATATTGCGAGATATGGACTCTACCGTCCTGCCACCAATCGACGCTGCAAACCTTGTTGCCGTGACAGGTTCCGAAGGCGCGGTCCTCTGGAGAGGGCGCAGGCCAAATGTCGATATGTGATCCCCGTAGCGTTCCTAGAATGCCGGGAAAATGGTAGTAGATAAGGAATGGTCCGCAGACCATTTCCTTGCCCGTTGGCGTTGGACGCATAGAGGTGGCCGGGTTGGTCTGCACAGGGATCGGCAACGGATAAGTGGATCGTCTGCCGGTTGCTTCCTCGAAGTGCCGATATGGGGCGTCATGCAGGGAGG